TTTTGCATTACACGATCATCTGCCTCCTTATGCATAGGAGTTCCATCTACAATTATTAAGAAAAGATTAGGTTTTATTCCTCTTTTTACAATATATTCTTTATTATTGATACTGAATTCAACCTCAACAAGACAATCCTTTTCATTGGTACTATTTGCTAATTGTCCCTTATTAATCTTACGAAATGGTTTATTAAACAAACTAAAAGTAAGAGCATCCAATACAGTTGACTTACCTGTACCGTTTGTTCCTACTATCAAATTGGTTGCATTCTGTTGAAAATCAACTTCCGTAAACTGATTACCAGTACTAAGAAAGTTTTTCCATCTAATCTTCTGAAATATTATCATCTATCTTAGGAGGTATAACGATATCATTTGGCGTTATCACAGCATACTTATAATTATAGCGTCTACACGTAATAATTGCAAGGTTATCATCAACCTCTATTACATCCATCTTACTTGCTTCCTGATCTTCTAACTGTTGAGCATATCTTTCAGCATCATCTTCTTTTTCAAATAAAAATAATACCTTTTCTCCATACTTATTTGCAACAGCATAAGCACCTTCATCACCCTTTCCTTTTAAGGTAAGAAGATACATTAATCCACCTCACAAGCTTCTGCATATATTTTTTGAAAGATGCCTTTAATTAATGTTTTATCACCTTCAAAATCAGACTCATCGATATAACGATTTAAAACACCAATAGTATTTTCATCTTCTTCTGCTATAAAATCTTCACTTTCCTGAAGAACATAATTTTCTACAATTTTAATATCATTTATTCCAGTAGAATATAATTTATCAATAAACTTATCAAATAATTTTTGATCGGTTTTCTTCCGTACAATAACTTTTACAATCTTATTTTTTAGTTCTTTTGTATTGAATAACTTATAATTATGATCTTCATAATAAACTTTATAGAATAATCGATATGGATTATTGATTGGTGTTTGTTCTAAAGTTTCAGTATCGAATATAGTAAATCCTCTAGCATCCTCACAATCATTCCAGAACATCTCATAAGGATTGCCAAGATAGTAAATGTTATCAACATTAGATCTTGTATGATAATGTCCTGAGAATGTTTTATTAAATTTTTTAAATGGATTAATATCCATACCATGATCCATTACATGACCAGCAGTAGCAACAAATCCATTCAACTCAAGGTGTCCCATACAAACAGATGCTTGTGATGCTTTGATCAATCCAAGAGTTGCTTCCTTATTCTCCTCATTAATCCAAGGCACAAGAAGAATATTCAATCCACCCACTTCTATTGAAGTTGTTTCGGAATAGGTTGTTATATTACTATATTCTTTTAATAACAGATCTATAGTATTAACTTCATTAGTATCTTTATAATAAGCAGTATGATTACCAACTATACTATGAAGTGTAATTCCCATTTCTTGGAGCCTATCAAAGTAAGTCTCCTTTGCCCAATCAATAGACCATAAATCTACAGATCTACGATTATCAAAAGTATCACCCATATCGATGACAGTATCGATTTTGTGTTCTTCCAAATACGGGAAAAAAACATTATCGTAAAACTTTTTGAAATAATCATGAAACAATTTAGATCCTTTACGAGCACCAAAGTGCTGATCCGTTATTATAGCTATCTTCATCTATTACCAGACTTATATTGAATATTATCTTTAATAGTATTGTAATCAGAACTTGATGATGTTAATGCTCCCTCATCAACTACCATAACTTCATCATATCCAGTCTTTTCAATTATCTTTGTCTTAATTTCTAATTGCTTCTTTTCTTTTTGGATTCTCCTAAGAAAAGCATAATGAATAATCTGTGTAAAGTAAGCAAATGGATTCTTTGATTTAGCAGGATCAAAGTTATGAATGTACTGTACACAATTCTCTATACCATCAGAGATCATATCATCTCTAAACATATAGTTTACAAAGTTTGGTTTATAAGAAAGGTGCGTAGCAATCTTTAAAAAACAAGATCCAAGGTAATTACTAATACGTGGTTTAGGTAAATCTTTTGCCTTTGCTACAGCAACGTCAGCACGATAATCTATTAACGCTGCTAATAGTTCTTTATTATTTACGTAATGTTCTGATTTTTTCTTTGCCATAACATCTCCACATCCCTCTAACTATTTAAGGTTAGTAATATTATAACATTTTTAGTTTGACTTGACAAGGTATTAAAATATCAGTAGAATACCTTTGTAAGGGTTGATGGGAAATATCTAGCTTTCTATATTAAGTTTATATAATTCTTCAAGTTTCTTACGGGCATCGTCTACTGTTGATATAAATCCCATTTGTGGATTGATGGATACCTTTCCATCTATTTCAATATCTAAACTATCATCTTCCATATATCTTTCATAAAATTTAATCATCTGTTCATCTTTAACTTCTGACATAGTAACGATTCTATCATAATTAATAACAAACAAATCTTCATTAGATAATTCTAACCAAGGTTTTACCTTTACATATTGTCCAGTACCATTATTTAAAACTTTCATAATAACTGGATTCTGAACTAAAAGCACAGGAGATCCATCATTTTCTTCTACGGTAATCATAGCGAAAATTTCTTCCCCTGTTATTAACTTTATGATTCCGTAGAATTCTTGTTCCATTATTTTTTTAGCGGTATGTTTACAATATCATAGTTAAAATTTTCTTCATTATAAATTTTAATTCTTTCAATTAAATGATTTAAGGTGTAATTTTTTCTAGATTTAGTGCTGATATCATCGGCAATATCATACAAAGTAGCTTTAGTTTTTTGATTACCTTTTCTTAAAACCCTCCCTATAGATTGTAAATTTCTAATTCTTGATTTAGATGGTGAAGCAAAAATTATGTTGTGTAAATTTTTGATATTAATCCCAGTGGAAAAGGTTCCATACGAGGCCACGATAATAGCATTATTCTCTTGCTCAGTGATTTCTCGAACTCTCTCTCGGTCCTGGGTGTCCACTCCACCATGAACAAAAAAGACATGTCTCTGCTCCACAACATTACTATTTATCATTTCATAAAGGGGTTCACCGTGTGCTTCTACCCTAGCAAATAAAATAAGAGTGTTACCTTTAAGATCTAAAGCAAGATTACGAATCAATCGATTTCGTTTCTCGTGACCGATAATATATTGAACTTCTTCTTCAAAGTTCTCAAATTTATTCGGTGGGTGTTTCAATAGAAGCACGTTGATATCTAAAGTAGCAAGATGCCCCTTCTTCATCAGTTCATCGGTTTTAATTATCTTATAAGAAGGACCAAATAAACCTTCTAGTACCCACTTATGAGTTTCTGATCCATCTAAAGTTCCCGTAAACCCATAACGATACTTGGCATTACCCAACTTAGTCATAATGGCAATAAGAGATTTTGATTTAAATTGATGTGCTTCATCACCAACTACTACATCAAATCTTTCAAAATAACTTCTAGGAAGTTTATATATTGATTGCCAAGTAGTGATAATAACTTGTGAATCAGTTTCTCTTTCTCTACCAGCATATATCTTGTGGCAGTATGATCCTACATCCCAACCATAATCGGCAAAGTCTTTATACATCTGCTCTACAAGGGATGTTGTAGGCACTACAATGAGTGTATTCTTCTTATTCTCAACAAAGTATCTAATGATAGAATATATCATCAACGACTTACCAGAAGCAGTTGGAGATACGAGTAACTTTCGATTATTTCTGAGAGCATCATATACTCCATCAATCTGATAATCTCTAGGTTTATGTTTAGAGATAGCAGTCATATAATCTTTTACACCTTCCTTAGAGATCTTATCATTTACCTCAAAAGGAAGACCATAATATTTACTTTCTACAAATTCGTAAGTATATCCTTGATCTTTACAAAATTGAACTATTCTATCTAACAACCCAATATAAACTTCACCACTCTGAGTATTGAATAACCTTATCTTTCCATCCCAATATTTCTTTTGATACGTGGGCATAAACTTAGCACCAGGTACCTCAAAGGTAAATTGATCCGCAAGTTCATAATACACATGCGGTTCTGCATCTACTTTTAAATAGACTTCATTCTTTTTTGATATAATCAAATGACTCATAATCCTATACCTTCATAGGATTATTTAGAGACTTAATTTTGGGAGTTATTTTTTATTTTACTCTTATAATCAAAAATTGCAGATGTAACTTTACTTCTTGCATCCATACCATCATTAGGGTCAGCATTTGCTCGTGGATTCCTTGATCTCTGAGGTAATTCTGAACCTGATACGTTACTAGTTATACCTTTCGCAATGTCTTTAGCTATTGCTGGAATTGTTTTTGTTTTTGCTTTTGCAGTAATTGCATTGGTTCCACCACCACCGCCACCTAATCCTGGCAAACTTTTTTTCATATTGGTGTGGTCATAACCAAAAAATTCTTTAAAAGTTTTCATCCCGAAATAGTATCAAACCAATCTTGACTCATACCTGAGATTATCTTATCTGCTGAATCTTCGTCTACAGCATACTTTTCTTCTATAAGATGATTCACAACCCTTTTATAGTTCTCGTGGATCTTCTTGCTTTCTTTTGGAGTAGGTTTCATCTTCTAATATTAGATCTACTCATATATTTATAATTTACATTCCTGCTTGGAACTTATTCCATTCAATTGCATTCTTAATTTGAAATGTTCTATTAGAAATGTTTTTAATAACTTCCTCAAGAAATTTTAATGTAGCATCATAATATCTTATTTTAAGATCTATCTTTTGAACTTTTTCATCTGCATCCATATATCTTTGTATAGCATCTTTTTCTCTTACCTTATATCCAAAGGGTTCTTTGATATAAACTTCTGCTGGTGCTCTACCAGTATAATAATTATGCCTTTCTAATCTAACTTTATTGTATTGTTCTCTTGCTTTTTCACGTAACAAAGTAACAGTATTATAAACTGTGTAATACTTTGCATGTAATTGGGGAATCTTCAGTGATTCATCATGTAGATTATCAGGGTCAATGACAGCATCACGCTCCCACATTTCCTGAATTTTGTCAAGATTCATTTAGAACTAGTAATTTCGTATATAGTATACTTGAAAGATGCCTCTGCTGTAAAGTACTGAATATCAGTATTAGTTGCATCAAAATCGAGTGATGTTAATGATATAGGAAACAAATCCTTAAATTTTACCTTTACTATTTCTCTAAGGTTACTATTTAAAATACGAAGTGTTCCATCACAAAATGCTTCTTTAGGATCTCTCTGGGAAGCACTATCAGTTGTTAGATCCTTATACTGTTTAGTAGATTCTGGAAATCCTAAACCATATAACCAATCATAAACTGACATATAATTTTCCATATCTTCATCAACCAAAAACCTAAGTGTAAAATCACCATAAGTTAATTTTTCGCCAGGAAGATCAATATCCTTTAGATATGATGGTTGAGTAGCAACTGCTAAAGATAACTCTGGTATTCTAGCACTATTTGAGAAAAAATCTACCTTTGGGTACTTGGCAAGATTAAACTTAAAACCTATACCAGATAGATAATTCCTATTTTGTATTTGAGTTACAAACGGTCCAGATGCAGCCATTATTATTTTTTTAACTATTTAGAAGATCTTTGGGTAAAATCAATACCTTCCATATGATCATACTCGTGTTGGAATATTCTTGCAATAAATCCTTCTAATTTAATTTTATGCAATTTCTTACCCTCATCTTCATATTTAACAACAATTGTAGATGGTCTTGATATATTCAATTGTAGATCAGGATATGAAAGGCATCCCTCTTCATATGATACTATTTTTTTAGATTCTTTTATAATCTTAGGATTAAAGCAAGTTATAGTTTCTTGACTTTCTATATTACTCATCATTACAAATGCTCTTTCATTTATACCTATTTGATTTGAAGAAAGACCTACACCACCATAATGAAACATATTTTCTGTAAGAGTATATGATAACTTAGAACGATCTAAGTTATAACTACATTTTTTAATTCTTTGATGTAGTAAAATATCATGAATAGGGATTAAATTTTTTATCATTATTCTACAGTTAAATTAAAAGATATTGATATTCTATCTTCATCCACATTATTCGTTAGAACACAATGTTCCAAAGAAGATGGAAACAAATACATATTTCCTTCTACAGGATCTCTTCCTGTTGATTCGCCACCAGTATATCTCTCTACAAAAAATCTATTACCATAACTATAAGATTGTCTTGGATCTGCAAACATCAATTTACCACAATCACCCTTCGGTACTTTGACATAATAAACTCCAGATATATCACATTGAGGATGTGTATGAGCAGTATTATATGAATACCTATCATTTATATTTGCCCATATTCCTAAAGATGATATATTAGAAATTGCTGGATAAAAGGGAAGGTTTGTTAATATTACTCCAAACTTATTAACTATTGGTTTAAAAATTAAATCTATATTATCATCATGCTGTATCTCAGAATGCCACCCACCACAATTAGAATAAGAAACTCCATTTTTATCAGATTCTCTTAATTTGTAAATATCTTTTTCTAATTTTCTATTATCTATTTCATCAATATTAATTTCAAACAATGGTGTTTGATATAACATTTGATGAACTATTTTACAATCTTTTAACTCTAAAGTTTGATTTGGTATGCGAATATGTTTATCCATTTTCAACTTCTAATAATATTATTATACCATATTTAGACAAAAAAAGAGGGTTCTTGCGAACCCCCTCGGTTAAAATATAAGCAACTCGCTTACATAAGATTTGTAACTTTAACACGTCTGTAGTAGCGGTTCTTGTTACGAGTAAGAACACCAAGTCCTTGGTTAGTTGCATCTCCTTGTGAGAATGGGTTCTCGACAATGCCGTAGCGAGTCTTGAATCCAATTTTTGGTTGGAATGTATCCTGACCAACTGCACGAACCATCTGTAGAGGAACGTATGGGCAGTAGAACAGTCCAGCGTCATAAGGTGAAGAACC